CTGTGCCGCTGTCCTGTGCGTGTTCTCCGCTGGGGCCGTGTGAATGTAAGCCGTCGGTCGCTGTCGTCGTCAGAACGGCTCCTACGGCCCCGAGCGTGAGCTGTCTGCAGACGGTATAATCCGTTTTTGGGATTGGTATTGGATATGTGTTCGTGAGCAGGCTCATGTCGCTCTGAATGGCGCCGAAGTCAAGCAGCAGCGGTGATGCGCCGCATGCCTTCATTCGCTCTTGGAGGACCTGTCCGAGCTTGCTCACTCCGGGATTTCCGTTTCCGCTCATTTCGTGTCCTCCTTATACTTTTTTCAAATAAGCGACGTTGGTCCATGTGTTGATGCCTGCCACAGAGCTGCCGCCGCTCTTTTTCTGCTTCTTGCCGAGTAGCATGCATTTCACTCCGCCCTTTGTGACCTCTTTTCCTCCGGATGTCGTCTGGGTTATGGTGTGATAGTAGTCCGACTTTACCCAGTCAGGGATGCGGGCGCCTCCGGGGTAGTAGTTATCTGCCGCGCTGATGATCTCGACAAGGTCGCCGACCTTCAGGTCTGCTGCAGGTGCGGTCTGTGTTGAGCTGGCCGCCGGTGTTGATGTCTTTGCCGCTTCCGGTTCCTTCAGGTCCATTGACATGGTACCGCTGCTTGCGTTGTGTCGGATTGCCTTCACGATGTAGTATCCGTTCAGCGTTCCGGCCTGAATATGTACCATGTCTCCCTTGCGGATCATCGGAACGTCAGGCGCGTTTACGCTCATGAGGCGGTCCGGCTTTCCGTCGGTGTTGATGATGTCCTGCGCTGCAGCTTTGGCCGTGGCCAGCGTGTCGTCCTCGTCTCTGACGTAGATCTGCTGTCTGATTCCGTATTGTGTCTGGCCGTCTACGATGGCCTCTACAGCCTGCTTGCCTTCGCTGTCTTCCTTGCCGACCACCTTCACTCTGGTCACGAGGTTTGTTATGCTTGTCAGGTCCCTTGCCAGCTCGACGTTTTTGTCTTCTGTAAAGTGGTATATGGTCGTGTTGCTGCCTTCCGGCAGAACGCTGACCTTGCCTTTGGCGCTCCGGACGAAGCATGCCGCTGCGCCTTTTTTCTTGGCGTCGTCGAGCAGCTGAAGAATAATGTCGCTCAGGTACTCCGCCTTGAATAGCGTCTTTGCGTGCGCCACATCCGGGCCTTTGTACTCGCCGATCGGGATTCCCCAGTCGGTGAAAATTGAGGTTATTGCTGATTTGGTTCCTGTGCCTGCGCTATAGTACCGGTTATCTTGGCTCGCCTGCAGATTGATCAGTTCGTCGTATGCTGTAATGGCTATGATGTTCCCGCTGCTGCTGAATTGGGGGTCCCACTCGACGATTGTGCCGCGTGCGACTTCGTCTTTTCCGGTTCCCCAATCCGCAATTACCGCGATAAGGCATCCGGGCTTTGCGAGGCTCGATAAAAGCTGCCCGTTGTACTTGGCATTCGCTATGGTGAAGGAAGTCCGAAGCGCCAGCTCCGCTTCGCCTTCTTCCCATCCGAGGTCCTCTGTTGCTCCTGTGATGTCTATCTCTTTTCCGGCTTCGGTAACGAGCAGCAGCTGGTATCTGAGTTTTGCTATGTCTATCATTCCTGCTCGCCTCCTAACTCGGAAGTGATAAAACTTGGCCGGGGTGAATGAGAGAAGGGTTGCTTCCTATGGTGGCCTTGTTCGCGTTGTAAATCTCCATGTACTTGCTTCCGTTCCCCAGATATTTCTGTGCGATCGCCCACAGGCTGTCTCCCGACTTCACGGTGTATGTGCTTGGCTGCGGTGCCGCTGGCCGGGTGTTGCTGCTCACGTTGTTGTTGGTGGGGGATTTCGGCTGCAGCCCGAGCTCGTTCACGGTATAGATCATCATGTCCTTTGCCTCGACAAATGTGATGCTGTACTCGTAGTCTCCGGAGCCTCCTGCCGCCTTTGCGGAGTAGGAGTCCAGATATACGTCGTGGTTGATGACCGTTTCCGTTACCATCAGCTTCAGGCGCGTTCCGTTCTTCCTCCAGCTCTCGAACGTGCTTATAATTTCGTTGGGTGCTTTCCAATGCTGCCGCTTGATGTAGCTCGCATTCTTCCGTTTGGCGCCGGGGAGTATCGCATTGCTCCAGCTTATCTCTGTGAGCTTTTGTCCTTTCGGGATTTTGATATCCCCGGCGTTTATGATGTCATATGTCTGAAACTTCCCGGAAGCCTTGAGCTTTACGGATTGCGGGAGCATCGACAGCGCCACTCTGGTTCCGCTCTTGATATCGGTGATGTAAATGTCCATCGTGCTCCTCCTTTACGCTCTTACTGGCATGTTGGCGAATATCCGGGCGAGACGCTCTGCGAGCTCGTCTCCGATGTCGTCTGCCATGCTGCGGATATAAGTCTTCAGCACGGAGAGGATGCGCTCGTCGTCGCCGGTGTCGCTGGTGCCTATTGTGATCTCCGGGTTCGCGGAAACCTCAACCTTGATGGTGACGCCTCCGCCGCTGCTTCCTGCAGCTACTGGTATGTCGCTGTCGTCGGCCTTGATGCCGCCAACAATACCGCCGTTTGCATATGGCCGCACGCCCAGAAGCTCGCCTGTCTCTCTCCACAGGTCAATGCCTCGGGTCCTCTTGCTTGGCGATAGAGGGATAATGCTTTCGGCTCCTGCTTCGGCTACGATCCCCATGTGTGGCTGTGTCATGATTCCGCCGTGGGCGTGCTCGAGGACGCTGCCCTTTCCTTGGCTGGTGGTCAGTCCGGTCTCTTTAGATCCTTTTTGTCCTAAGCCACTAAGCCAGCCCTTGAAGCTCGTCCACTTGTCGCCGATCCATTCGCCGATGCCGCCGAGCTTTTCTCCTACCCAGTTCCAGGCTTCGGTTGCTCCGCTTTTAATCGGTCCCCATACGTTGTCTTCAAACCAGCCGGATACTCCGTCCCATGCGTTGCTTACGGCTGTCCAGGCTGCGTCAAATTGCGTCCCCAGCCATTCTCCGGCTGTTTCCGCTGCGCCTTTTACCGGTTCCCATACCGTTTCGGAGAACCAGTCAGAAACGGTTCCCCAGGTTTCGTTTACCCAGGTCTTGGCGTCGCTCCATTTTTCACTTACCCATTCGCCCGCGGCCTGTGCTCCGGTCTTCACCGGTGCCCATATGCTTTCCTCGAACCATCCGGAGAAATCCGACCAGCGGTCTCCTACCCATGTCCGGGCGTCGTTCCATCTGTCGCTTACCCATTGGCCTGCCACTTGTGCTGCGTTGCTTACCGGGGTCCAGACCGTTTCGCCAAACCAGCCGGAAAAATCCGACCACTTGTCGCCGATCCAGTCTCTTACCTCGCTCCACGCTCCGGCTGCGATGTTGATTGCTGAAATTCCGACGTCCTTTACCGGCGTCCATACCGAGGTGTCGAACCAGTCGCTGAAGCCGCTCCATTTGTCGCTTATCCAGTCTCCGGTCTCTCCCCATTTGTCAGCTACCCATGTTCCGGCGTTCGAGGCTCCTGTTTTGATGGATTCCCAGAGCTTCGTCAGGCCGCCGTCTTTGTCCGTAGCGTCTGATAGCGCTTTACCTGCTTTGTTGCCTCCCAGAAGTGCTCCCACGCCTCCTACGCCTGCTCCTACGAGGGCGCCGATGGCTGTTCCTACTCCTGGCACTACCGAGCCTATAAGCGCTCCTGTACCTGCTCCTGCGGCTACCATGCCGGTCTTGGTGCCTGCCGTGACGTATTGATCTTTGGCTCCTTTTGTGTCGCCTTCTTTGCTCTTGCCGATGCCTTTGAATAGGTCAATCGCTGCGCTTCCAAGTCCAAGCAGGCCGCCGATTATTCCTGCGCCTCCTGCTACGCCTGCAGCTGCAGCTCCGGCTGCGGTTGTTGCTGTTGTTCCGAGCGCTCCTCCGACGCTTCCAAGTGTACCGCCGACGCCTCCGGTTACTGCGAGAAGCGTTCCGTCTGCCGCGATTACTGAAGAAGTCGATCCCGCCTGCAGCAGGGTTCCGAGTGCTCCGGTTGCTGATGTTAATCCTCCGGCTGTCGCTGCGGCTGCAGCTCCTCCGGCTCCTGGTAATAGTAGGGGGGTTCCTGCTGCGGGTAATGCTGCAGCTCCTCCGGCTGTCAGTAGAGCCTTTGCTCCTCCCGCGCCCAATGCTGCGCCGCCTGCGGCTCCTCCGGCTGTTTTTATAATATCTTTGGCCGCCTGGCCTATGTTGTTTACGCTTTTGCCGTAAACATTGACCACGTTGGCCGTTACTGTCATGGTGTTGGTTATGAAATGGTCCGGAAATGGCGAAGATGTCGTTGTAGGCATTCCATCTTTACTGCCTTTGCCAAAGAGGTTAATTAATCCTTTACCGCCTTTGCCGATCAGCTTGAAAATTCCGAGTTTTTGAAGCGCCAGTGCTATTGCTCCGGCCGACAGCCAGGATGTGCTTGTTGGTTCCTCTCCTCCTGGGAGCAGCGTTCCCGCGTCCTTGAATACGCCCTTTATGGCGTTTAGGATCGCTTCGCCTACCTTCTTGCCGTCAAATCCTCGCGTGAAGCCTTCAGCGAATGAAGCTCCTATGCTGGTTCCGTCCTCAACGGCGCCTTTGGCGTCTATTCCAAGTATGGCCAGTAGTCCGGCCGAGAGTGCAGTTCCTATTCCTTCACCGATTTTGCTGGCCTTGTCTGCGAGCCAGGCCTTGCCGGTTGAATTCCACCATTCATTGAACGGCTGCGCTATGACCTGCTCCCACGCTATCTTCATTTTGGCTCCGAAAGTCTGAGCATCCTTCCATTCCTGGGAGTTCGTCATCCTTCGTATGCGTCCCTGAAGGTCCTCCACCTTTGTCATAACCCATTTGGATATGTTTGCTCCAGCTTTCTTCCAGGCCTCTCCCCATTCGGCTATAATGTCCTGGTTATCGTCTATCCATGTTGTGAGTTTTTCAAGTCCTGGCTTTACACCTTCCCACAGGCCTTGCCCCCATGGTCTC